CGGTCTGCGTCATCACCCTGCCGGACGGCACCACCGCCACGCCCACGGTGAGCAATACCGGAACGGGCGTTTACGAGGCCGCCTACGTCACCACTCAGTCCGGGCTCCACGGGATCGTGTGGAACGCAGCGGGGCTGATCTTCGAGGATGCGTTCAACGTCGACTCCACGGCGCTGTTCGCCCCCGTCTCCCTGACCGACGTCCGATCGCACCTGAACCTGTCGGGCCAGGACGTCACCCGCGACGCCGAGCTGACGCAGTTTCTCCTGTCGGCCACGGCTGCGATTGAGGCCCGCGTCGGACCCCTGGCCCGCCGTCCGGTGACCGAGGTCCACAACGGCGGGGTGTCGGGGATCCTCCTGCGCCAGCCGCCCGCGCTGTCGATCACCTCCGTCACGGAGAACGGATCGACCGTCGCAGGATCCGGCTACACCCTCTCCCCGGGCGGGGGAGTGGTGACCCGCGTCAACGGCTACTCCCGGTCGGTGTGGACGGACGGCTTCAACAACGTCTCCATCACCTACACCGCTGGCCGAACCTCCATCCCCGCCGACATCCGGCAAGCCGTCCTCGAGCTGGTCCGGCACCTGTGGACCACGCAGCGCGGCCAGCAGGGCAATCGCCGCCAGGACGAGTTCATCGCCGGCCAGGGCTACTCCATGCCGAACCGGGTGCTTGAGCTGATCGCACCCTACGAACTGCCGGGCATCGCATGACCCGCATCTTCGACGTCATCGACGGCCTGCTCACCACGTTCCGCGCCGCCACGGGCTTCACCGCCCCCGGTGGGGACGGGATCGAAGTGTTTGACGGCGTGGAGGAAATCGGGTCCGAGCCGTCCACCTACGTCGTGGTTGGGGCGCGCTCGCTGCTGGCCGACGAGGACGTGGACGACATCGCCGCGACGTCGGACGCGGAGTGGCGCACCGTCCCGATCCAGGTCGGATCGCAGACCGAAACCATCACCGTCCCGTGCGTGGCGACGGTCTGGACCGGGGACGGCAACGGCTCCCCGGACTTCGCTGACCTTCGGTCGGAGTTGGCCGACGTCATGGCCGACCTCGAGGCCGCGACCCGCACCGTCCAGGGCATCGGGATCGCCGCGCAGATCACCGTCACCCTGGCCCGCTTCACCCTTCGCCAAGCGTTCACGCAGAGCGGCGCACTCGTGTCCTGCGAGTTCGACGTCGAAGTCACCGCAACCAAGTAACCCCGGAGGAATCCATGCCGCAGGTCCGTTTCGTCGGCCCCGAGCCGGTCGTCGTCCCGTTCCTGGGGCGATCCGTTGACCCCGACGAGGTTGTGAACCTCTCGGACGAGCAGTTCACCGCCCGTGATTGGGACATCCCCGGCTCGTGGGATGTCGTCGCCACCCCCAAGAAGTCCAAGGAGGACTGACCCATGCCGTTCGTTTCCGGCCTCGTGTCGCAGCTCGGGTGGGGCGTCGAGTCCACCGCGGGTACCGCTGTCACGGTCAACAAGTTTCAGCCGCACATCAGCGAGTCGATCAAGTACGAACTCAACCGCGCCCAGGGCGAGGGGCTGTACGGCTCCACCAACGGCGTCGCGCTCCTGTCGCGGCACGTCACCACCACCGGCACCGTCTCGGGTGACTTCGAGGTCGAACTGACCGACAAGGGCCTCGGGACTCTCTGGCGTGCCGCCCTGGGGGCCACCACGACCCCCTCGGTGCTGTCGGGCTCGGCCTACGAGGCCGTGTTCACCCCCGGTGACCAGCGGTCGGCGGGTTCGTCCCTGACGGTCCAGGCGGGGCGTCCGCAGACCAACGGCACCGTCCGTGCGTTCAGTTGGGCGGGCTGCAAGGTCACGGGCTTCGAGTTCGGCGGCAACGTCACCGACCCGCTCAACGCCACGTTCAGCATCGACGGGCGCACCGAGACCACCGGAACGGCTCTGGCGACCGCCTCCTACGTCGCGGCGCAGACGCAGTTCACCGGGGCGAACCTCACCGTCACGGTGGGCGGCACCGCCTCCACCGGGTCGGGCAAGGTCAGCATCTCGGGCGGCACCACCCTGGCCGGGGTGAAGGGCGTCACCGTCAAGGGCGAGAACCCCCTGGCGACGGAGCGGTTCTACGCCGGTTCCGCGGGCGTGAAGTCCGAGCAGGAGGTCAACGGCTACCGCACCTACGAGATCGAGCTGGACATGGACTTCGTGGACCGGACGGTGCTGTACGACCTCTACACCGCGAACACCACCACGCCGATCCAGCTCACCTGGGCGCTGCCGACCGCCATCACCGGCTCGCACTACCCGACGCTGGAGGTCACGGTGGCCGCGGCGAAGATCACGAACGCCGAGGTCAACGCCGAGGGGCCGGACCTGCTGCCGCAGAGCGTCACGCTCCTGGCGCTGTTCGACGGAACCAACGCGCCCTTCCAGATCCGCACCATCTCAACCGACTCGGCGCTTTAGACCGACGCGGCCTAGCGCCGCTCACCATCCGAAACCCCCCGATCTGCTCCACGCGGTCGGGGGGTTTCGGCATACCTGGGAACGAAAGGGAACGCATGATCATCAAGGTCGCAGGAGACGAGTACCCGCTGGACAAGCTCATGGTGTCCGAGGCGGAGGCCATCGAGAAGGTCACCGGGGCGAAGATGCAGGACGCCCTCCAGTCCGGCACCGCGCAGAGCCTCAAGGCGCTGGTGTGGGTGGCGATGAAGCGCCAGGACCCGACGCTCCGATTCTCCGACGTGGACTTCGCGCTTGAGGACGTGGAGGTCATCACCCCCGAGGACCCTACGCCGGACCCCGAGGCGGTTACGCCGATCTGAGGGTCCGTTACCTCGCGCTGTTCGCTCACCTGTTCGGCCTCCACCCGTGGGATGTGGACCGACTGTCCGCCGCCGACTTCGAGGCGTTCCGCACCGCTGCTGACGCTTACCAGCGCGACATGAAGAAGGGGGCGCAGTAGTGGCGAACGCCAACCTGAAGGTCGTCATCACGGCGGTCGATAAGGCGTCCAAGACGATGAAGGGCATCGGGGGCAACTTCCAGGGCCTTTCCGGTGCCGCTGCCGCTGCCGGTGGCGCCGCTGCCGTGGCGTTCGGCACGCAGTCGGTCCAGGCGTTCGCTGACGCGGAGAAGTCTCAGGCCAAGTTGGTTGAGGCTTACAAGAAGTTCCCGCAGTTGGCGGGCGGCAACATCGACACGCTGCGCGATCTGAACAAGGAACTGGCGAACAAGACCCGCTTCGACGACGACGCCTACGCCGCCGCCCAGGCGCAGCTCGCGCAGTACGGGCTGACCGAAGGTCAGTTGGCGAACCTGTCGCCGCTGGTGGCCGACTACGCGGCACGCACGGGCACCGACCTGGAGACGGCGGCGCAGCAGGTCGGTAAGGCCATGCTCGGCCAGGGTCGGGCGCTGAAGAATGTCGGCATCAACTTCGAGGACGCAGGGTCGGTCGGGGCGAACTTCGAGCAGGTTATGGCGGGCCTGTCGGACAAGGTTGGCGGGTTCGCTAGTGCTGACGCCGAGACGGCAGCCGGCAAGACCGAAATCCTCAAGAACAAGTTCGGGGAGATTCAGGAGTCGGTCGGCGGGGCGCTTGTGCCTGCGCTCCAGCGGCTCGCTGACGTAATGATCCCGCTGTTCCAGTTCATCTCGGACAACATGAGTTGGATCTTGCCCCTCGCCGGGATCTTCCTCGCCATCGCTACGGCGGTGTGGGCGATCAACGCCGCGACGGGCGCCTGGACAGCAGTCCAGGCCGTGTTCAACGCGGTCATGGCCGCTAACCCCATCGTCCTAGTGGTGCTGGCGATTGGCGCCCTAGTTGCCGCGTTCGTCGTGGCCTACAACAAGTCTGAGACGTTCCGCAACATCGTGGATGGCGCCCTTCGGGGCGTTGCGCGCGCCTTTGGCTGGCTGAAGGACAAGGCCGCCGCGGCGTTTAAGTGGATCAAGGAAAAGGGCTTCGACTTCATCGTTACGGTCATTAAGAACTCCCCGCTTGGCCTGACGATCCGCGGCGTGTACGCGGCGTTCAAGTGGTTCCGTGACAAGGTGAGCGGGGCGATCAAGTGGGTGGGCGACAAGTGGGACGGCTTCGTTAGCTTCATCAAGGGACTGCCCGACGCGCTCGGGGACTTCGGCACAACTGTCCTCAACGTCCTGACTTGGCCGTTCCGCACCGCGTTTAACGCGATTGCTGACCTGTGGAACAACACGGTCGGGCGGCTGTCCTTCTCGGTGCCCGATTGGGTCCCCGGCATCGGTGGGCGTGGCTTCTCCATGCCGACCCTGCCGACGATCCCCGCGCTTGCTGTGGGCGGCCGGATCAACGCTGACGGGCTAGCCTATCTCCACAAGGGGGAGCGGGTCATGCCCGCTGACGTGACCTACGGGCCGCGCGGCTACGCGGGTGGGACGACCGTCGTGGTGAACGTCGGCACCACCCTGGCGACCAAGCGCGAGATTGCCGAGGCAGTCACTGACGCACTCAAGGCGTCCGGTGCGCGTGGGCTGAGGCTGGCATGAGCGGCATTCCCGCCCTGACGGTGGAGCTGGACGGCGGCCTCGGGTGGGCCGACATCTCCGAGTATGTCCTGAAGGACCAGGGGCTCACGATGAAGCGGGGGCGCTCGTCGGAGTTCGACACGTCCTCCCCGGGCACGCTGTCGTTGACGCTGCGGAACGACACCCCGGCTACGCAGTTCGGCATCGGCGGGTCGTTCGACGCCTTCGGTTATCTGAAGAAGAACACCCCGATCCGGGTCAAGGTCGGCTCTACGCAGGTCTGGCAGGGGAAGATCGACTCCTGGGTCATCAAGCCCGGCCGGGTCAAGGGTGCGTCCGTGGTCGAAGTCGAGGCGACGGACGGCTTCAAGGACTACGCCAAGCTGGGGCTGTGGTCCTACGGCGCCGAGCGGACCTACACCCTGCTCAGTTCAACGTCGGACGGCGCGCTCTACCCGCTGACGGCCCCGCCGAACTCCGTGGGCTCCACCTTCGCGGCCTTGCGCGACCCCACCGCAGCCAAGATGGAAGTCGTGGAGTCGTCCCGCGGCGACTGGAAAGTCAACTCGGACGGCCCTGCTTTCGTCGGCTCCAGCGTCACCCTTGAGGCGTCGGATTCCATCGGGCCGGGGCTCAGGCACTTTACGACCTTCAACCCCGCTGCGGACTATGCGGCGGTGGGGGCGTGGTTCCGCACCGACGAGACGGTGGACTCGTCGTACATCTTCACCCTGGACCGCTGGTCCGGGGGTGTCGGCAAGGTGTACGCCGCCATTTCACCGTCCACGGGATTGCTGGTCGTGGACGGCGTGGGCGACTCGGGCGGCACCATCACGTTCACGTCCTCCATCGACGCACTCGCTGACGACGTGTGGCACCACTTGGTCGTCCTGTTCGCCCCCACGTCGGGCACCACGATCACCGTCTACCTGGACGGGGCGAACATCGGCACGGCGAACTCCGGCGGCACCGGCATCACGGTCGGGTCGAGCAACCGACGCCTGATTTTCGGCGCCCGCAACATCAGCGGCTCCGACTATTCGCTGTGCATGAAGAACATCGCCGTGCCCTACTGCTTCAAGGACACGTCAGCGTTCTCGGGCGTTAGCAGCGGTTGGGCCGCGGGGCGTCGAGGCGACGGCAACATCTCGGTCGCCACGCGAATCTCGCGCACGGCGGCGTTCGCGGGCGAGTCAATCTCCACGAGCAACCTGTCGGGCATCGGCCTGGACGGTCAGGACTTGAACGGGAAGTCGCTGCTGGACGCGCTTCAGGAAATCGCCGCAACCGAACACGGCATCTTTTACTTCGACCGGCTCGGGTCGCCAAGGTTCCGCGGCTACAACGCGCGATTCACCAGCTCGTCGGTCGTCCTGACCGTCTCTGCGGTGGAGGACCTGGCCGGCAACCTTGAACTGGTGCTGGACGACGCCACCTACGCCAACACGGTCGAGGTTGCTGGCCCGGCTGGGACCTATGTGGAGCAGGACGCGGCGCTGGTCTCCGCGGACGGCATCGAAATCATCGACCGATTCGACACCATCGCCACCAGCCTGTCCTTGCAGGACGTGGCCGAGCGGCGGCTGGAGATGCGGTCCACGCAGAAGCCGCGGCTGGGGAAAGTCGTGGTGGACCTGCTGACCTCCCCCAACTCCATTGAGTCCACCACTCTCCAACTCCTGCCCCTTGACCGGGTGCGGGTCGATGACCTGGACGCCGACATGTTCGGCGCGACGACTTACGACGGATTCGTGGAGGGCTGGGAGTTGAACGTGAGCACGGACACCTACACGGTGACCCTCGACCTGTCCCCGGTGATCTGACATGGATCCGGTGCGCGACCTGGAGCGCCGCATCGACCGCCTGGAATCCAAGGTGGACCTTGCCGACCAAGGCATCCGTGCCGACCTTGAGGCGATCCGCGCCGACATTGAACGCATCAAGGACGCCCACGAGGGGTTCGTGCCGCTGATCCGATACATGCCGGTCGAGCGGGTCGTGTTCGGGCTGGTGGCGCTGGTGCTGATCGCTGTCACCACCGCCATCGTGTCGCTGGTGGTGAGAACGCCGTGAGCCGCCACCACCGCCGCGTCCGCGTCGTGTCCGCGCTGATCACCACCGCCATCGCCGCCGTGACCCTGCTCCTGCTGGGGCTGCTGTGGCCCTACTCCGCCGTCTCCTACCCGGACGGCAACATCGGAACCGTGGAACCCCCCACGGTGGGGCAGGGCGGGTCGATCACCGTCACCTACCCCCGGTTCTGCAACTCGGGGCAGGACATCCTCATTGACCGGTGGGCCGACGTTCTGGTGGACGGTCAAATGGTGGCCGCGTTCGCTCTGCCTGCCGTCGAGTTCTTCCCGACCAAGCCCCTCGGATGCGTGGGGCCGATTGAGCAGACCGTGAGCCTGCCGAACTACGTCGTGGGCGCGCAGAACCAGGACGCCACGTTCCGTCTGCGGTTCGTGACGACGTACAAGCCGAACCCGATCCGCACGGTGCGCGTGGAGTCGTTCACCGAACCGTTCGTGATCCGCGCTAACTGAGACTCCCGGCACGGGCGGCCCCGTTCCCCCGCCCGTGCCGGGGCACAACCTGGGGAACGAACCAACCGAAGGGAACGCCATGCCCGCCGCTGTCCGGTCATTCCTGACCACCCTCGCCGCGACCTTCCTGTCGCTGATCCCTGTCGCCGCCGTCCTTGAGGGTGACTTCACCTGGGCCGGTGCCGCGATCACGTCCGCCGTCGTGGCTGGACTCCGCACCCTGCTCGCTGCCCTGGACCCGGGGATGCCGCTGTTCGGCAACGGGTCCGGTGAGTTCGGGGACGAGTGATGACGACGTGGGGCGGGGTCCGCGTAGACCCCCGCACGTCGCTGATGCTTGACGCCGCCGACCGGATCACGAACTCCACGATGCGCCCCACGCAGGGCTCCTACTCCACGTCGGTCGGGGCGTCGGCGGGGACGCACTCACGAGGCGGGGCGGTGGACTTCTCCACCCGTGGCCTGAACGCCACCGAGAAGCTGAACTTGATCCGTGCCCTGCGGACGGTCGGGTTCGCCGCGTGGATCCGCCCCTACCGCGCTGGAGTGTGGGCCGAACACATCCACGCCATCGCCATCCAGTCCGGGGGCAAGTACGACGAGGGTGTCCTGGCGCCCGCCGCACACCGGCAGGTTCAGGCCTACTACAACGGCCGGGACGGGCTCGCCGGCAACGGACTGGACCCGCACGCCGATCTGCGGATCCGGCCCCGCACGTTCGAGCAGTACCGCGCCATGAAGTCGTTTCCGCTGGCCGAGGGTCACTCCTTCGGCACGCCGAAGTCGGCCACGGTCCACGACGGCACCGCGAACCCCGAGGACGCCAAGAACGTCCAGCGCATTCAGCAGCGCCTCCGCATCCAGCCCACGGGCAGGTTCGGGACGTACACCCGCGTCAAGGTCGCCAACTACCAGCTGTGGCGGGGGCTGAAGCCCACCGGCCGGGTCGGCGCCTCAACGTGGCGGCGGTTGGGGCTCTGATGGCGCTCAGGGAACGGACGCCGCAGGAAGGACCGGGATGGCGTGAGTGCGGGGTGTCATGGCTGCTCCGCACCCTCAGCCCCGACGACGCCGACACGCTGCGCGAGTGGCTGGGCCGCGACATCGCCGTCACCTGGATCGTTCGCCAGATCCAGGAGGAAACGGGCCTGCGGGCCGATGCGAACGCGCTGCGGCGCCACCGCCGCGGCGACTGTCAATGCTAAGGGGACGATCATGGGAACGGTCGAGCAACTGCTGGAGGATCGCGGGCGGCACTACGACGACCCGATCCCGAACCATCGCAGGATCGCAGGTCATTGGTCCCTCATCCTGGGCCACGAAGTCACGGCGCATCAGGTCGCGCTCTGTATGGTCGCGGTGAAGTTGGCGCGGGAGTCGTTCCGTCACAAGGACGACAACTGCGACGACGGGGAGGCTTACTTCCGCATCGCTAAGCAGATCGCCACGGCGTCGTGAGCCTTGCCGACCGCGCCCCGCGTGGTCCGAAGATCCTCACCATCGACCTCGAGCGACTGCCGGGGCGCCTGCCTGAGCGGGACATTTGGGAACCGCGGGACCTCAAGTACGTGAACTACATCCACCCCGACACCTGGGTCGAGCTGCCCTCCACGCTGTGCTTCGCCTGGAAGTGGTACGGGTCGAAGCGGGTGGAGTTCGCCGCAGCGTGGGATGGCGACGACCTCGCCGGCATCTCGTGGGACCTGTTCAACGAGGCCGACGCGGTTTGTACGTTCAACGGCAAGCGCGCCGACGAGAAGTGGCTCAAGGGCGATTGGGTCCAGGCCGGGCTCGTGCCCCCGTCGCCGTGGAAGTCCATTGACCTCTACATCACCGCCCGCCGGGAGTTCGCCTTCGAGTCGAAGTCGCTGCGGCATCTGTGCGACCGCCTCGGCGTGGAGAACAAGTCCGGGCACTACTCCATCGCTGACGCCCGCGCCGCTATGGCGGGGGATCCGAAGGCGCAGCGGCGCATGGAGCGTTATAACAAGCAGGACGTCAGGGTCACCGAGGGCGTGCTGGACGCGCTCGGCCCGTGGGTCAAGGAACACCCGCACCACGGTGTGTATGTAGGTGTAGAGCGGTGTTGCTGGCGCTGCGGGTCGGAGAACCTGACCCAAGACGGCTTCACCGCTACGGCGATGACGATGTACGCCCGCCTCCAATGCGCCGACTGTGGCGCGTGGTCCCGGGCCAACCACCGGAAGCACAACGTCACCACGAGGCAGGCGCGATGAACGGCGATCTGATCATCCAAGTTTCGTTCAACGACATGTGTCTGACCGTGAACCACGAGGGCCGCAGCGGCGACCTCGCGCTGATGCAGGCCACGCTCCTTCAGCTCCCCGAGCATTGGCGGGAGTCCATCGCCGCCACGTTCACCATCACCGCCGCCGAGCCCGACGATGATCCGGCTTAGCCTCACCATCGGGTCGCTGCGGGTCACGTTCTTCGCCCTCGAGGACGACGACGACACCTACGGCGGTGCCGGCGCGTCATCCGACGTTACGCTCGCACCCGGGTTCGTCCCGCCGACGCCGTGGTACGACGACGAGGACTGATCCGACCGCTTGCCGACTAGCCCCCTGCCTTCGGGCAGGGGGCCTCGTCGGCGTCTAGGCGGGCCTCGGCAGCAGCGCCACCGCGCTCGCCACCTGCTCGTCGTCCACCTTCGTGTAGAGCGCCGTGGACTGGATCGACAGGTGCCGCATCGCCGTCTGCGTGACCCGGATGTCGTGGCCGGAGGATCGGTAGACCGCCGTCCCGAACCGATGCCGCAACTGGTGGCAGGTGTAGTCCATGCCGAGGGACCGGAAGTGCCGCGTCAGCAGCCGCGTGACGACGATGTAGTGGTACGGGCCGTCCGGCTTCCACATCCAGCCCGTGGCCGGCCAGCGGTCCAGCTCGGCCATGACCATCGGCGCGAGGGGGACCGCGCCCATCCCGCCGCCCTTCGACTCGGGGATGACCAGCGTCGGATTGGGCCCCCGGATGATGTGTTCACCTGCGCCGCAAGGTACTTCTGCTCGACGCCGAGCAGGTCGCACACGGCCTGGACCATCCGACCGAACCGAACGTCCGCGTCGGTGGCGCGACCTCTGAGCTGTGTGGCAGTCATGGCGCTCTCCCTTGGTATGCCCCGGGGAAGTGGGGCGATGGTGCGACGGTACGCCACACGGTGTGGCATTACCACAAAGGGCAGGTAAATCACCACATCGGCGCAGTAATCCACCGTTACCAAATCTTTACGCGCAACGTGTGGCGGAACGCTTGGCACAACTGCGCGCCCCGTGTAGAAATGCGCCATGACCACATCCCACGCCGCGACTCTGATCGCTGACCGCCTGGGGGAGCCGCTTGCCGGCTTCGTGATCGGGCGCCGCGAGTCGGGCCAGTCCTGGCACCGCATCGCCCTGGACCTCTACGAGCGGACGGGCGTCCTCGTCACCGACGAGACGGTGCGTCGCTGGTTCGGAGCAACCGCCGCCTAACGACGAACGCGGACCGAGGTCGAGTCGGCCCGCGTTCAGCCCCCCGGAATCCAACAACGAAGGGCAACGCACATGCTACACGAAACGGAGTGCGCGGCATGACCGCCACCGAACGGCGCAAGGACGCCGACATTCGCTCCGCGCTCGGCCTGCTGATGGAGGCCCGCGCCCTGCTGCGGCTCCACGGCTACTCCGCCGCCGCGCAGGTCATCGACCTCGCCTACGACCTCGCCGCTACGGACTCGGGCGTGACCGAGTACCCCGTGGACGTGGTGCTGACCGAGCCCTCCGTCACTTCCACCCTCACCGCCGAGCACATGGCGCGCGTCGTCAATGAGGCGTTCAAGCGGGCAGGGGTGCGTGGGCTGTGAGCTTCAACCTGGACAACTACGAGCCCGTTGAGGACCGCCTGCGTCGGTTCTGGCAGGACCACCCCGAGGGTCGCATCCTGACCGAACTGGTGGAAGCGACGGACG